CACAGCGCGTACTGGCAAATACATAAATAAAGTGACTCAGCACACAATGATACGCATCCATTGTGCAACCCCCTCGCCTACTTGTAGGAGCTAACGCCACTTGACATTTCTATAACACATTTCAATAACATATACCAGTCTCCGCTTGGCAACGCCATCATCCGGAGACATGGGTTGGCATCATCAACCATCACCGCGAGACATGAGTCTACGCACCCTCCTCAGGCCAAGGCCATGCCTTCCAACCCAAGGACGAATCCAATCCTTTTCATGATCAATACGCTTATAAGGACATTCTGGAACACGAAACATGCCAGAATAACCCACGACAACGTCAGCAACAACATCAGACCAAGTGATAAGATCCCCTGCCATACTGTTCAAAAAACTATTGAATGAATGCAGAAAATTCCGTTTACGCATTCTGCCAACTCTCTCCTTCCGACAGTAAACCATAAATTCACTCCGCCAAGGGCTAGAGAAGAAAGGTTTGACAAAATCGATATGACCATAATCCTTGTACAATTCATACAAATCATTCATGGTCGAAATATCAATCTCACGCAGCGTAAACAACGCCTGATGGCACATCTTAGCATTCATCCTTGCACGTCTAATCGTAGCCTTGCCCACTTCAATATCATCTTTCCTGGTTCTTGGCCCATCAATATCAACATCATCATGCACCAAATCAAATGGCCGATAAGGCACAAAATGATCTGCATCAGTTCTGACGATCTTAACGCGCTCATCTCTGAATACGTAAGGACAGAAAGCACGCGTGTCGTCAGGATGCTGCTTAGATACGCACACCACGCTGGAACAATATTTAAGCGCCGATGCAGCGCACGCACCAGGGTGACTACCCAAGTCCAGAAGGTTATGAAACTTGATCGAAAAGTGTTTAATAGCAAATTCAAACCTGGCAGCATGAAATCCATAGCACTGTTTAGGCGGTCTGAAAGGCGATAGTTTGCGAACAATTTGCTTTGAAGGAACACGGCCAAGTTTCTGAAGTTCCACACGTACGGTATCAGCATAATCAGAAGCGAGGTCATACTTAAGACAATCAAGCTCAAAAGTTTGCGGATTATAGCACTTAACCGATGGTTCAACGGGAAAAACCACATCCAATTGAGTCGGTATAGGAACGCCATAAAGCTCCTCGATAAAAGCCATACTAGGTACAGTTGGAAAGCGCCGAGGGATTTTCGAAACATCAAACCATCTCCAAGGATGCTGCTTCTTCAAACCATCATGCACCTCAACAAAATCCACACCATACTGTTTCTTCAACCTTGATAATAAATCATAGCAGATCTCACGAACGTTAGAGTTAAACGGATTGTCCAACAAATGACCAAGGCATCTTTCGGCAGCGACAACGGCATCAGGTCTATCACGCCTGTTTGGATCCAACTCCTCAGGCATAAGCAATCTAGCATGAGTATCAACTGAATTTCTGAAAACGTAATAATTCCCCATGCAATAGACAATGTGCTTTGACAAATAGTCAACTTCAGACAATTTCCGTGATGAATGAATCGTTTTAACAACCAAACCAAACCGCATATACTGCTCGATTAGCATCTGGTCGGTAATATGATCAGGCACCAGCATGAAATTATCATCACCATAAAGCACATGGTCAATCCATCCAAGGGTTCTCATTATGCACCTAAAAACGATTTCATGTATCAGAGTATTATCATTGGCAGTATTACACCACCCACTCTTCATTCCCTGAAACACCTGAACAAGATAACCCATAGGCAATAGCACTGTGGCCTCGATCATATCATTGAGCACTCTGGAAAAAACTTTCCTAAAACCCTTTGGAACACCCACAGCATGAAGCAGACCATCATAAAAACGGACCAAAGTATACATCAAACTACGATGCAATTTTGTATCCCATTCTTTGATATCCACAGAAACATACCGGTATCCCTTAGGGGCCCATCCTTTGTCAGCTTTAAACCGTTTAGCAAACCTATTAGCACCTCCGTTCATCCACGAGAATCCAACGCCACACCAATCAAAAGTTGCATTCATGAAGCGAGCCCATGGCTGGCACACAAGCATTCCAATCAACATAAATGCATAACCCGCATACAAAATCAACCTTCCAGAATCTTCAGCACCAGCATCCTGCAACTTGGCCCTACCAGTCATATACCAACAATGTCGCTCAGAATATGAATCAAAAGCGTACCGATCATTAAGCATCTCATTAGCGGATTCCACAGCATCACCATGCACATCTCG